TATTATTATTATATTTTATGCTATTTTCTTTGACTTCATTATTATTATAATTTTTTTTGTTTTTAAAATTTTTAAATTTAGAGTAATTCTTTTTATCATAATTATTATTAAAGGCTGGTGAAATATTATACATGGGTTTTTTAATATCATTTAATATGGTTAACAAATAATCACTTATTTCTTTTTCTATAGTATTTTTGCTTATATCATTTTTTATTTTAATTATAAAATCATAATCATAACTAATCATATATATTATATATTATAACTTATTTTTTATATATGTAAAACAATTATAATTAATTTCGTTTATTTATTAATATAAATATACATTCATTATAAAATATAATATATATGAGTTTCATAGGTTTACTATTTAATGAAGGAAATAAAGATAAAGATAAAAATATATTGGAAAATGACTTCAAATTGCCTATAGAATTTATAGAAAATAAACACCAATTATCACAAAATATTATTCAAGACTTAGAATTTAAATGTTTTAAAAATTACGAAAATATAGATGATAATTCAGATAATATAATAGAAAATAATGATTTATCAAATAATATAAATAATATAAATAATGTAAAGAATTATAAAAAAAATCTGTATTATTGTCTTTTAAATCCTAAAAATAATTATGAAAAAAAAATAATAGATAAATGGTCTGATTATTATACAAATAATAAAGAGTTTTTAGAAGATACACAAAAATTATTGAGAGAATTTAAAAATAAAGTAGATTTTATTGAAAATGTAGATGATGAAAATAGTATGGAAAATGATATAGATAAAATAGATAAAATAGAAGAAAATTATTCGAATATAACATATGATGATGGATTTATTGATAGATACCAATATATTGATTTGCCAATTATAAATAAATATAATAACAATAAAACTTGTTTATTATGTTTATCAATATATAATCTTTTTACACCAGCATTCAGTTTATTATTTCCTTTATTAGCATTGTTAATGCCGTTTTTTATTATAAAAATGCAGGGTCACAAAATTGATATATCCAATTATTTAAAATATTTGAAATTAATATTTTCAAATCATGTGATAGGACAATTATTTACAAGTTTTTCAGAAGCATCAATGTCTACAAAGATATATTTAATTTTCAGTGTATTATTATATATTTTTCAAATATATCAAAATATAATATCATGTACAAAATACTTTTCAAATATTAGCTTTATTCATAAAACTTTATTTGAAATAAAGAATTACTTGTTGTATAGCTTAAATAATATAAAAAATTTATTAAAATATACAAATAATTTAAAATCATACAAAGAATTTAATCACCATTTAAATAATAAATGTTCACATATAGAGCATTATTTAAATGAATTAAATAAAATAAATCCTTATAATATTAGTGTTGGAAAATTAATTGAATTAGGAAATGTAATGCATACATTTTATAAATTATATGATGATGATGAATTAACAAAAACATTATATTTTACATTTGATTGTAATGGATATATTAGTAATGTAAGTAATATACAAAAATTAATAAAAAATAAACAAGTAAATTATTGTAATTTTATAGAAGAATCGAATACAAATACAAAAATAGAAAACAAATCAAAAGTAACATCTTTTAATAATATTTATTATGGTAATCTATTATCAGATAAGGGTGCTAATATAGTAAAAAATAATTTATCATTAAATAACAATTTAATTTTAACCGGGCCTAATGCTGCTGGTAAAACAACATTACTTAAATCGATATTGTTTAATATTGTATTATGTCAGCAAGTAGGATGCGGTTTTTTTGAATCTGCAAATGTGAAAATATATGATTATATTCATTGTTATATTAATATTCCTGACACATCAAATCGCGATAGTTTATTTCAAGCTGAAGCAAGACAATGTAAAGATATATTGAATATTATAGAAAATAACCCAAATAAAAATCATTTATGTGTATTTGATGAATTATATAGTGGAACAAATCCTGACGAAGCAGTAAGTAGTGGATTTAGTTATTTAAATTATTTAAATGCGAATAATAATGTAAATTATATATTAACAACACATTATGTGAAATTATGTAAAAAATTAGATAAAGCGATAAATGTTCATAATTATCACATGAAAATTAACCAATTAAAAGATGATTTTGAATTCACATATAAATTAAAAAAAGGAATAAGTAAAACGAAAGGAGCGTCAAAAATCTTAAAGGATTTAGAATATCCAGAACATATATTAAATTCAATAAAAAAATAAAAAATAAAAAATAAAAAATAAAAAATAAAAAATAAAGAATAAAATAATAATATAATTTTTACGTTTAACAATATTTAAAATTATATTATTTAGTTTTAATAAAAATATGTCTTTTTTAAATTTTATAGATACAGGATTTATTATTACATTTTCATTATTAATATTATTTAGTGGAGCAATTATACTTTATTGTTATAAACGATTAAATGTATTAGAAAATAGTGTAATAGAACATGGAAAAATACTTCAAAATTTTATAATTAATTATAATAATCAAATATTAGCAAATAAATATCATAATAATATGGTGTCAAATAATAATTTAGAAAACGATAATATAAATTCTAATATGGAAAATAATGATGATGTAAAAAATATTTTAATAGAAGATGAAAGCAAAATAAGTATTTCAGATGAAGATGATAATAGTGAAGATGATAATAGTGAAGATGATAATAGTGAAGATGGTAATAGTGAAGATGGTAATAGTGAAGATGATAATAGTGAAGATGATAATAGTGAAGATGATAATAGTGAAGATGATAATAGTGAAGATGGTAATAGTGAAGATGGTAATAGTGAAGATGGTAATAGTGAAGACAAATTAAAAATTATAGAATCAAAAGTAACTGATGATATTTTTGTAGAAGATTTAGATAATAATGAATTAGATTTAGATAATAAATTACCAAATACCGAATTAGATTTAGATAATAAATTACCAAATACTGAATTAGATTTAGATAATTTAGATATTGATATCACATCAAAAATAATTAATTTAGAAGAAATTTTGGAAACTGATGATAAAAATACCGAAAAAAAAAATTACGGGAGAATGAAAGTGGATGATTTAAGAAGTTTAGCAGTTACAAATAATTTAATAAACAATGAAAGTGCTTTAAAATTAAAAAAAAATGACTTAATTAAGCTTTTACAAAATATTGAATAAAATAAGATAATTTTATACATAAATAATTTTATACATAAATAATTTTATACATAAATAATTTTATATTAGTAAATATATAATAATATAAAATGAGTTGGGGCACTTGTTATAAAGGTTCAAATAATATTCATTTTAATTTTCCACCTTTAATGAATGATAGTAGAAATGTATCAAATTATAAACCAGGGTCATTATTAGATGAAAATTTAAAAAAACAAGCTTCTATTATAACTAATAGTGATTATAGACTTTATTTACAAAAAAATGCCAATAATATTATAAAAAACAATCAATTAAACGCTTGTGATGAATGTAATCATTGTAGTTTTAATATAAATGAACAAGGTCCTAATGGATCACCATATATATTTGATTCTATATTATCAAACGATCAACCATATGGTTATGAAAATAGTGATTTAAAAAATGTATATTTATCGAGACAACAACTAGATGCTAAATTACAAGCACCAAGATTTATTTTAAAACCAACTAATTAAAAAATATATTAATTTCATAAAAAATAAAATTATATATTATAAAATGAATTTTTTTGACAATTTAATGTCTCCTTTGGGAAATCAACATTGTGCTATTTTATATTATTTAGGTATTATTGAGTTTGTATTAGCATCAATATTATTAGTATCGGGTGTATTTAATCTTTTTGATAAAAAAACTAGAAAACAAGGAGCGGTATTATTAATGAATTCTTTTGTAATGTTTTTTGTATATTACATTTATAGAATAATATACTCGATGTGTGTAAAAAGTTTATAAATAATAGATAATAAAATAGAAAAATTTAATTAGTAATATACAAAATAAATTATTAATATTTAAATAAAATTATTGTTAAATATTAATGAAAGTTATTAGTATTGATATAGGTATAAAAAATTTAGCTTTAGCAATTATGGAACATGAGAATGATACAGGTAAATTAAGTTTTTTAAAATGGGAAGTAATAAGTTTATGTAATATAATTCCGAATTGTAATAATTGTAAAAATAAAGCAAAATTTAGTAAAAAAGAAAAATTCTTTTGTAAAAAACATACCAAAGATAGTGATTATAAAATTCCTAATATCAATACTAAAACTTTAAATAAACAAAATACTAAAACTCTTATAAAAATGAT